GGCGCAGGCCGAGGTGTCGCGCATCCTCGCGGAGTGGCGCAAGGCGGGCGTCCACGCCCCGAACCTGTCGCCCCCGGTGACGGGCGAGACGGTGGGGGACGTGGTGCCGTCGTCCCCCCTCAAGCGGTTCATCGCCGGGGAGAACTTCCCGCGCCGGCCGGCGGTGGTAGGCGGCGGGGAGGCCCTCCCCGCGGTGCCGTTCGAGGAAGCCGTACAGGACGTGCTGTCTCGCTCCCCGCGGCTCGCCAAGGGCTACGTCGAGGTCCAGCGGCTCTACAGCACCGAGCACGCCTTCGCCCTCGCCAAGTCGGTCGACCTCGAAGTCACGATGAAGGCGCAGGAGGTGGTACGCCGCGCCCTGTCGGACGGCGCCACGCTCGCGCAGGCCGAGGCGGAGGTGGCGAACCTCGACGGGTGGGCCCGGTCCTACGGCGAGGTGGTCTACCGAACGAACGTCACGACGGCGTACGCACAGGGGCGGCTCGCGCAGGCCAAGGACCCAGAGGTCCAGGTCATCGCGCCGTGCCTGATGGTCGTGACCCACCACGACAGTACTACCCGCCCGAACCACCTGCGCTACGACGGGATGGTCGCCGGGCCCGACGACCCCATCTGGAAGCACAACGCGCCTCCATTTGGGTATCAGTGCCGCTGCACCCTTCGCCTGGTGGACAGGATCGAGGCGGAGCAGCTCGGCGCGCTCGACGTGAACGGGCGACCGCTCCCCGGCCGCATTCCTTTCGGGGCATTTCCTGATGAGGGGTTCGGCAAGTAGGCGTACAACGAAGTCATACCGGAGTCCCAAGCCATGGCCGAAGCCGTCGTCCCGTCCCGTCGCAACCTCCACACTGGCGAGCGAATCGTGCTCGCGGAGGACTTCCTCCAGAAGCCCGGCATCAATGCCGACATCGCCATCGCCTACAACCTCAACTGGGAGGTTCTCGGCACGAACGCGGTCAGCGCGGACGTGGCGTTCGCCACGGGCGGGGGCATCACGCTCTCCACGCACGGCGGCGCGACCGACTCGACGATCCTCCTACCCCACCTCGACACGGGGCAGACGGCGTTCACGTCCATGGGGTTCACCCCCGCGACGAAGCCGCAGTTCGTCGCCACGATCAAGACCCCGTCCAGCCTCACGAACACCACGTTCTGGCTCGGGTTCAAGCTGACGAACACCCCGACCGTCGCCACGGACGACGACCAGGTGTTCTTCAAGTACGTCAACGGGACGGACACCTACTGGAACTGCATCTCGAGCATCGCCGGCACGGACACGACCACGGCGTCCACAAGCACGGTGGCGGTCTCGACGACCTACACCATGTGGATCACGGTCGATGCGAACCGCTACGCGACGTTCTGGATCGACGGCGTGGCGATGTACACGACCGCGGCGCTGACCTCGGCGGCGGCGTTCATCCCGTACATCGGCGTCCTCTCGGCCACGAACGCGACGGTCAAGAGTCTGACCGTCCGCAACATCGAACTCTCCGTCACCCGGTAGGACTGACACCATGGCGGGTCGATACAAGGCAGACCGGAACGCTGACGGGACGTGGAACGTCCGCGGTGTGCCCGTGTTCGCGTCGAACCGACTCCGCAAGGTGGAGGTCACGAAGGACTGGCAGGAGCGGGCCGTGCGCAAGGCGGCGGCCCGCTTCTCACTCAACGGGTACACCCCGCCGCTTCACGAGAACCACCACGGAGACGGGTCGACGGTCAAGCGACTCGGCGCGTGGCTCCCGAAGCGGGTCGTCAAGATCAAGACCGTCGAGGCGGACGAGGCGGGCGAGCCCGTGGTCCGCGAGTCGTGGGCGACGGAGGCCGACCTCCTCAACCTCCCCGACGCCGAGTACCAGCGAGTGAAGCGTGGGGACCTGCCCTACGTCTCGGTCGAGGCCAACCTCGCCGCCGAGGAACTCGAGTCCCTTGCGATGCTGCCGACCCAGGCGCCCGCGATCAAGCTCCCGCCCGTGACCATCGGGACGGAGGAGTACGCGGCCAACGTCGTCGCCTACGCGGCGACCGGGACGACGGCCCGCACAACCATGAGGTTCGCCGCTGCCATGGACGAGATCAAGAAGCCCGAGGACGACAAGAAGCCCGATGTCAAGCCCGACCCGGTCGCTTCGCCCGCCGTCGCTGCCAAGCCGGCCGACGCCGCCCCCATGGCGGCCAAGCCCGACGCCGCGACGATGGACGCGAAGCCCGACGAGGCGAAGATGGACAAGGCCGAGGATGCCACCGAGGGCGAGACGCCCGGCGCTCCGGCGAAGCCCGTCCCGGCCGCGGTCGCCCCGGCCGAGGTGGTCCCGTCGTGGGCCGCGTCGCTCTCGGCCACCATCGGCGCGCTCGCGGACCTCGTCGCCAAGGCGCTACAGCCCAAGCAGGACCAGCCGGTCTCGCTCGCGCAGGGTGCGTACAAGAGTGCGCAGACCGAGACGTTCAGCGCCCCGCCGGCCCCTCCCGCGGCACCCGCTCCCGCCTCGGCGGCGCCCGTCACCGAGACGACCGACAAGTACGCGGCGCTCGCCGGGAAGCTCGCCGTCATCGAGGCGGACCTGAACGCCCGCAAGGCCGACGACGACCTGCGCGAGAAGGTCAAGCCCTACGCGAAGCGGTGCGCGGTCAAGTGCCCCACCGACCTGTCGGACGACCTGTTCGCCATGGCGAAGACGGGCGGGCTGTCGGCCGTCGAGGCGTACACGGCCGCGGTCGAGCGGTTCGGGGTCGTCGCCCCGCCCGCCACGTTCGCCGCCGCCACCGCGAGCGCGCCCGAGATGCCGCCCGAGCTCGCCGTCTACCAGTCCAAGAGCCCCGAGACGTTCGCCGCCGCCAAGGAAGCGAACGAACTCTACGAGGCCGCGCCGTACCTGCGGGGTGGTCAGACCCGCGCCCGGTGGATCGAGAACCACCTGACCGCCCACAAGATCACCAAGTAGGAGCAAGGACCCATGGCCCTTTCCGCAGCCTTCAAGCACACCACGAGCGACGCAGGGGCCGGTCCCGGCAACTCGCGCTCCTTCAAGGTCGCCAACGGCGTCGTCGTGTACGCGGGTGCGTACATTTGTGTGGACCAGTCCACCGGCTACGCCAACCTCGCCGCCGACACCGCGAACTTCCTGTTCGCCGGCATCGCGCAGAACACCGTCACGGGCGACACGTCCGCGACGCCGGTTCCCGAGGTCCGCGTCACCACCGGCCCGATCATCCTGAACTACGTCGCGGTGACGGGCCTCGACAACATCAACGACGTGGGCGACCTCGTGTACGCGAGCGCCGACGACACGCTGACGCTGTCGAGCGGGTCCAACCTCAAGGCGGTCGGCCAGGTGACGCGCTACAGCGGCACCAGCGGCTACGGCGACGTCGAACTCTTCCCCATGGGCATCTCGCGGTCGCTCTAAGCGCACCCGAGCACTAGGAGCATCGCATGTCCGGCATCCCCGTCATCGCAAGCACCAGCGGCGCCCTCGCCGCCGGCATCCGCACGAACTTCACCGACACCTACACGATGAACCGCACCAACACGGTGTCGGAGCTGTCGTCGGTGCTCGAGATCATCCCGTCCGACAAGCTCACCGAGCGGTACGCCTACTACACGGCGGCCTCTCACCCGGTGCGCTGGCCGCGGGGCGAGTCCATCCAGTCCAAGCCGTTCAGCGACGTGACGTGGACCGTCACGAACCTGGACTGGGCGAAGGGCGTGGAGTGGCACAAGAACGACGAGCGCGACGACCAGACGAAGTCCCTCGTCTCCCAGGCGCGCGACCTCGGCGCGAACTTCGGCCTCCTCCCGAAGCGCATCTTCTACCAGATCCTGCTCAGCACGACCGACGCCAACCTCCTGCCCGCTATCCCCACGGCTGCGGACGGTGCGGCGCTGTTCGCGGCGACGGCGGGCGGTGCGGCGCGCTTCGGCGTGACCGGCGGCAACATCATCACCGGGTCCGGCGTCGGCTCGGCCAGCGCCATCGAGGCCGACTTCTACTCGGCCGTCACGCGCCTCGGGTCCTTCCAGGACGGCGAGGGGCAGCAGATTTGGGACTCGAGCGTGATGGACAAGGGCTTCGAGGTGTTCTACGGCCTGTCGAACAACCTCGTCGTCCAGCGCGCGTTCAAGGCGGACGCGGTCGCCGCTGCCGGCGTCACGGCCACCAGCAACGCGACGGTGTCGAACATGATCAAGGTGGGCGGGTTCAACGTCAAGCTGACGGGGACCTCGCGCATCACGACGAACGACATCTTCGTCGCCATGCTCGACGCGGGCCGCAAGCCCATCATCATGCAGGAGCGCCAGGGCCTCGAGGAGTACCTCGCGGACGAGACGAACTCGGACGCGGCTCGCGCGGC